TACTTCTGCTAATAATTTAAATTCTTGTTTTAATCCTACATACAATCTTTTGTGTATTGCAGACATAACTCTTGAACCACGTTCTAATAATGCAACTGTTGTTCCAACTGCTGCTTGTTGGTTCATATCACCAACTTGCATATCTGCGATTGCTGCAAATCTTTGACCTGCTTGAACCACAATACCCATTAATTGTAGTAGAGTTGCGTCTGGTCCTTTAAAAGGTAAAGTCATAAACTGATCTTTAATATTGCCACCAGGCGCATCTACATCCCTAAACTCTCCAGGCTGTAGAGGTTGTGCATCATCTCTGACTCTAATGCCACGTGATTTAAAACCAGCTGGTAAGTTAGCTAAAGTTCCCGCATCTAATAATTGTCTAAGAGCTGCAGTTGCAGTTCTTGTTAATCCACCGATCATATGTATTAAACCAAAACCATAAAATCCTGTACCTGGTAAAAATTTAAATTGCACAAAATAATTTGTTTTAGTTTTTTTAGGATCGTCAGGTTTGTAATTTCTTCTAATTGATAAAACTTTTTGTCCTGCTTCTGAAACAGTTACAACATAAGGTAATTTAATTCCTGTTGGTTCACCATCACCACCCATATCTTCATAACCTTCTAAATCTAAATTAGTGTGTACTTCATACAAAGTATATTGATCTTCTTGACCGTCTTTAGAAATTCCTTCAAGTTCTAATTTTTTATCTTCTAATTGATTTTCTGTAACAGGTGGTGTTCCTAATTCTACATCTCTATAAAATCCTGCTACTTGTTGTTTACGTAATTCGTTTTCAGAAATTTTAATCACATGAATAACTGCTTCTGCATCTTCTAAAGAGTTTGCAGAGTAAGGTACAATTAAATCATCGGCCGGTACAAATTTAGACACGGCTCTACCTAAGAGGGAGTCATAATATACTTTTTTGAAGGTAGAGCCGCTGAGAGGGAGATAAAAAAGCATTTGATCAAACTCAGGCTCGTATTCCTTCATTTGATCCATGATTTGATAATTCATAAAATCTTTTACACGTTTAGCTTGTTCTTCTTTTGGAACATCAATGTTACCCATAATTTGAGTTCTGACTGGTCCGTCAGCGGGCAGTAATTCTTTGTAAGCTTGCGCTTGAAATTGTGTTACAGCTTCTGCAAGAACAGGGTGGTTAACACCACTTGCACCTCTAAAAGGTTCTGTTCTTCTTTCATATTTAAAACCTAATAGCTCTAATCCATTTCTGTATGTGTCTTCCCAATCACCACGAGATTCTTTGTACTCGTTGTATTGATCTACCATTTTAGCTCCAAGTGGATCTAAAACTTGTTCACCTAAAAAGTCTGCTAAATTTTCGTAATGATCTTGGCCACCTTCTTGGGTAATGGCTCTAGGGTCAAATGCAATTTCTGCACCACCCTCTTCATCCATAGTAACTTCTACATTACCTTGTTGATTTTTCTTTTCAATTATCTCATCTCGTTCTTGAATTAATTCTTCTTGTTTTGGAACTTCAACAACGGTTTCTGAAACGTTCGGAAGTGGTTTATCTATTGTGGCCATTATTATCCCTCTTTGTTAAATAGGTCGTAGACGAATCCCTCTTGATTCTGATATTTTTTATACTGGTCATATGCAGTCATAGCTGTACTTACTGCAAGTCCCGGTAAACCTGCAAACCTACTTATACCCCTAATTGTAGCAGGATTCAATCCCAATCTCAATGCCTTGTTCAGCTTACCAGATTCTGCAATACCTGATACTTTTGCTAGTGGTTCCATGGCCGCAAGACCAATCCAGTTTAATGGATCACTTGCAATCTCACCTGGGCTTTTACCTTCTTTTACTTGTTGACCTATAAAGTATGAATCTATTAAAGCAGTTGGTAATGGAGCTCCTACTTTTGCTAAAGTTTTAAATACACCTTTGGTAACATTTTTATCTCCCGCCGGTGGTTTTGTATCTACTTCTACTGGAATTGGATTTTCTTCTGCATATAGTTTTATATCAGCTTGTGATGCAATGTTATCATTACCAGTTACAAATGCTCCAATTTCTTTATTGTATTTAAGCGCTGCTCCTCCAGCAACAGCTGCTGCAACACCTCCACCAATCACAGCACCAGTATTATCTACTTCAAGTGGTGTATCTCCTGTGGATGCAAATCTTAAATCTTCAACACCTTTTTCTAAAGCTTTGTAAGTTCCATAACCTGCTAAAGCAGGTAAAGCAAGAATAGGTGTAATAGAAAATAAACGTCCAGCATTTTGAGCTATTGCTTTATTAATTTGTATCTGCCCTTTACCGCTTTGAACAAAAGGTTTTACATCATAAACAGTTTTTAAATCTTTTGGAACTTTAAAGGAGTATCCGTGTTTATTGTAAATTTTTTCAAAGACATCATCAAACAATTCATAAGCTTCTTTATTCTTAATTGTTTTAGAAGGAGAATCAAAACTTATCTCCATAACTCTAACAGGCAATTGTCCTTTTTTTAAATTTTTATTTGCATCTTTTGCAAATGCTTTTGCTTCTGTATTGTATGCCTCCGCAATTTTTTTCTTTTCACTTAAATTAGAAGTTGCTTGTATTTTTGACTCCGCAATTCCTAAAATTCTATCTAATCTTTTTCCTTTTTCTTGATTAATATCTGATCTAATTCCTTGTAAAAAAATACTATAAGGAGAAGATGCATTACGTGAAGACGATGCTAAATTTTTTACAACATCTGTTTCATAATCTCCTGATTTAATTCTTTCTTGTATTCTTTTTTTAAGAGAAGAAAAAAAGTTTTTATTTTCTCCTAATTCTTTACCAACTTTTTTTTCGTGTAATTTTCTAATTAATCCACCACCAATGCCTCCATATTTACCAACAGTTAAACCTTTAATAATATTTCCTGATTGTCTGGCTAAAAATTTGTCAGTTAAATTTACATACTCATTACTGCCTTGGTATGCTTCCATTAATTGTCCTAACCTTCTAGCCGCTAAATTTTCACTTACACCTAAAACTTTTTTACTAGCTTTAATTAGTTTATCTAAATTTTTTTCACCACTTTCAATTAAATTTTTAACATTAGATTTATTTAATTTATTTAGTGCACTTGTAACTCTTTTAACAACAGTTGCAGTTGGCCCTGTAGTTCCACTTGGTATTCCTTTTATATTTTTTTTTAAATTTTGTAGAGTTGATTTCATTCCTTTTACTTCAGGAAATTCTTTTAATAAAATTCTTTCTGCTTCTGCTAGAGAATATTTTCCGCTTTTTAAAAGTTCTATGGCTCTTTTATTTCTTTTATCAAAAGCAACTTTACCAGGACCCATATCTGTTTTTTTTAAAATATTTTTATCATATTGGTTTTTTAAATCTTTCAGTTCGGCTGCAGTAGGTTTAAAATAAATACCTGTAGTTACTTTTCGAGGAGGTCTTGCATAACGATATGTTTTACCATCCTTTCCCACTCTAGTATCATAATCTTGTTTCATTAGAGAAGGTGCTTTTGTAAGATTGTATGTGCTAATAAATCTTGAAAGGTTAGAAGCAGATAGATCAATTCCTGCATCTTGCAAAATTTTTAATAATTCTGGAGTTTGTACAATTTGTTTAGTTGGCATTATCGCCTCCTAGTGAACATCGTAGCGAGGCCGCCGTTTGAATATTTTCTTCTGTTATATCCATCTATGAACCCACCATCTTTTTCTCCGCCACCTGGATCAAACGGATCATTATATCCAACTTCTCTACCAGCGCTATCTCTTTGTATACCTGATTCACCAGTAGCGTAAGAACCAGCTCTACCACCAACCTCTTCACGATATGCTCTCTCTATTCTTTGAAGATCAGACATTCGTTGTTGTCGTTGTGTTTCATTTAATTGAGCTTGAAAAGCTGCTTCTTCTTTTTTCTTTGCTTCCTCTTGTGCTTTAATTGCGTCTTGTGTATTTTTATTTATGTTTTCTACTGCGAGTCTTTGTTGGTAAGCTAATACTTGTTTTGCATAAAAACCATTTATGTCTTTCATAGCATCATAAGCATTGGGATCATTAATATCAATTCCTCTATCACTAAAAAATTTGTCAAGCTGGTCTAATCTTTCTTGCATTCTATCTGTATAATCTTTTGTAGTATTTCCTGTTAATCCTAGGAAGCCATCTTTTCTATCAAAAGTTGCTAAACCAAATTCATCTCTTGCACCTGTATTTCCAAAACCAACATTATCAACTGTGTATTTACTTTGTAAACTTTTATCCCCACCACCCATTTTACTTAAAATATCTATTGCTGGTCCTACAAATGGAATTCCAGCTGCAGCACCTGCAATAGTTCCCAACACTTGTCCTGCTTTGCCTGGAGTTCTTGCTGCTGCATAATTAGAAGGAGCTCCTAAAAATCTATTGTAACGATCATATTGTTGTCTTAGTTGTTCTCTAGTTCTACCTGCTGGATCAATAGCCACTACTTGAGACATAAATCCTTCTTCAGCCGGTCCTGTAATATTACCACCTGTTGTAGGTGATGCAAAAGAAGTTAAAGTTCTACCTGGCATTTCTAATGCTGCATTAATAATCCCTTGAGGCTTGCTTGCTTTTTCAAAACTTATTCCAAAAGCCGCAGGATTAACTTCTAACTGTTTACCTGGTGCATAATTTTTTTTATTAAAACTGTAATCTTGTCTGTCCACATAAGTTGTATCTTGATCATTTTCAGGACCTTGATTCACTTGTGTACGTGGCACACCTGGTGGTGGTGTTGTTGAAGCATTTGGATCATAATAACCTAGTGATTGTAATTTATCCGCGATCGCTTGATCGGTTTCACCATAAGCTTTCATAGAATTGTAAATTGCTAAAGCTTGTCCGGTTAACGGATCGCCGCCCATAAATAATCCGACTCGACCGCCGTCTTTAAAAGTTTTTTTTAATTTTAACATACCTGCATAATTTTCGGGATTAGTTAAATCTATTTGTCCTCCGACGTCTAAATAGAAATTGTCCCCAATTTCTCCTATGGTTTTATCATACCCTAAAACTGCAGATCTGTCGCCACTTAATAAATCACTTCCTTTTAAACTAATAACTCCTTTATCTATAGTTTGCAGCCCATCTGCATCAGTATAAGTTTTTTGATCTATCGGAAAAGACCCAGTAAAAGAAACGTTAGGAAGAGATCCACCCTCCACTATTTCTTTACTCCCTGATAATTTAAATGTTCCTCCATCACCAATACCACCTGTATAAGTTAATGTTGGAGTAAGAGATTTATCCGTTCTAAACGTAGAGCCATCACTTCTCAAATTTTCTATATTACCTTGTAAATTTAAATTTAAGTTATTAGCTAAATTAAAATCTTTATTTAAATCTACTACGTTTTTTTGATAGTCAAAACCAGGATAAGTAGTTTGATCTAATTTTAAAGTCCCATCTCCAATATCTACTCCTAAATCTCTTTTAAACAATTTATCATCTGTTACGTCAAAATTACCACTAATGTATGTGCTTGGTATATCCGCATAGTCAGCTAGATTTAAACCTATACCACCCTTGTAATCTCCTTCACTAATATCCGGAGTAGTAAAGTTAAGTAAATTATTATTATAACTTAACCCAATAGCAGATGGATCGCCTTGAGTTGTAATTGATTGTGTTATATTCAATCCTTCAATAGGAGAAATGTCTCCTTCTAAAACTGCATTGTCTACTGCAGTTTTAATATTTTCAGTATTATAAAATCCATACTCATCTGTAAAATTTAAATCAGGATAACTTAAATTTAATTGAGTTAATGCTGCATCCAATAAATTTTTATTAGCAATAGGTGTTGCGTCGGTTCTAAACATAGAAAAGAATCTATTATTTTGACCAGGTAAAGTTTTAGAATAGCCCTGTAAATTTTTAAAAGGATCGTTATCAGGTTTAGGAATTTTATCTTCAAGTTTTTTTAAAACAACTTCTTCAATTATATCATCTACGTAAGGATTAGTTATGCTCGGCGGTCCTTTGGGTCCATCACCTCCTCCTCCAACACTACTATGTTGGACTACACCACCCGCACCTGGATTGTAACTTCTTGAATAAGATTTTGATCCTGGTGATTTAAAATCTGATTTAGAGGCATCCATACCTCCTCCTTGAAAACCTATTCTTCCACCATCTTTCTTTTTTTCAAATAAAATTTCTATACCAACCGTTCCGCCGTCCGCTTTTTCTTCTTCTGGGTAATCAACCCCGCCACGTTGTTTAATATATTCGGTGAGCTCCATATCCTCAGGTATGGTTCTTATTCTTTTTTCTAATTCAAAATCGTCTATTAATTCTGCATACTTTGCCATCAGTAGTATTCCCTATTTAATCTCGGTAATGGATCTTCTTTGTAGTCGTCAGGTAAGTTTACAAAGCCTCCCTGTCTGAATCGCATTACTGCTTGTGTCGTACTATCCACCAAATCATCATGATCTCCATAAGGAAATGATGCGCACTCCTCTATAACCTCATCTGCGAATTCTTCGTCAGGCGCCCAGATCATCCCCGACTCGAACATCGGAGCGACAGCGTTTACCCTAGAATGTTTATCTTGACCTTTACTAGGAGTGAAATTTATAACAGGAATACCAATTTTTCTCAACTCATAAGTTAATGGCTGGCCACTGGCTTTTGCTTCAATAATGACTGTATCAGGTTTCCAATATTTATATTGCTCTAATGCTTCTTTACGAAGCTCTGGAAATTCTAATCTTTCCTTGTATGCATCCAATAATATCAAGTGAGCAGGGCTATCATCATTTGGATGAAACACACCCCACGTTGTAATAGCAGAATAATCTGCGGTTTCTTTTTTAGAAAAAGCTGTGTCATAACTTTGGATGATATGTTTTAAAGGTGGTATAGAAGATTTCGTCCAGGTCTTCCACCACTCACGTTTGATTATAGATCCTTCTTCACTTGTTGGGTTCTGCATCCACTGCGCATTCCATTTACCAGTTGATAAAGATGCCTTGACTCCTTCGAGCTCTTCTAACTTCCAATACTCTGGCCACACAGGTTTATTAGATGGCATGATTGCAGGGAACTCTATGATCTCCCATTTGTCTGCTTTTAAATTTTTTTGAGAGTTTAACAACGCTCCGGTTAGATCTTTTAAACTCCAACGAGTCATAACCACGACGATCGCTCCACCTGGTTGTAAACGCTGACGTGGTCCTGACGTATACCAATCATAAGCACGCTCCAGCGCTTCTGGATTCATTGCGTCTTGCTCTGAATGTGGGTCATCAATGATTAGCAAATCCGCTCCACGGCCCGTGATTGCTCCACCAACACCAGCTGCATAATATTCACCGCCCTGTGATGTCTCCCATTTACCCGCGGCTTGCGAATCGGGGTCGAGTCTTGTTTGAAATATTTTTTGATACTCAGGACTATCAATTAAGTTTTTAGCTTTACGTCCAAAACGAATTGCAAGTTCTGTGGTGTGTGTTGTTTGTATAATTTTTAAATTAGGTTTACGTCCCACCATCCACGCAGGAAGTAAGAACGATGCGAACTCAGACTTAGTATGTCTTGGTGGCATATTAATAATTAATCTTTTAATTTTGCCAGTAGCAATCTGATTAAATTTTTCAGAAATTTTTTTGTGGTGTCTTCCTTCTATAAACTCTGGCCACATCTCTTTGACAAAAACCATAAAGTCATTTTTGACGAGCTCTTGTTTTTGCC